GGGCCAGGCCCTCCTCCTGCTCCGGCCCCCAGGCCAGGGCGCGCTCAGCGATCGGCCAGGCGACCACGCCGCCGGACGGCAGGGCGCGGGGGCCGGGTGAGCCCGGCGGCGGAAGGGGCTTGTCGGGGTGCTGGGGCCACGGTGCGGTCATCAGGTGCCTCCTGGGAGAAAGAAGGCCCCGACCGGAGTGGTCGGGGCCTGATGCTGAAGTCGTCAGCGAGCGCTTGCCGGGTGGATGATGTCCGCCAGCTTGCGGAGGTTCATCGCGGCCAGCTCCGCGTCACCGGTGCTGAGGTAGAGGATCTGCGTGTTCTCGTCGTCCTCCACATCCCGGCGTACGTCGATCACGATCGTGCCCTCTTCCATGGCCTTCTCCTTCAGTCGGTGTGCTGTTGCGTAGTCCCGGCGGGAATCGAACCCGCACCGCCAGGTTGAGGGCCTGGCATCCTGCCGTTAGACGACGGGACCGAGGGGCCGGAGCGCCGCGAAACGCTCCGGCCGGAGGAAGGTCTAGAACGGCGGCTCATCGGTGTCCACCGGCGCGGGGGCCGGAACGTCCACCGGGGGCTGAGCCGGGGCGGCGGTCGGACGGGCGTTGCGGGAGTAGGCCGTGCCGTCCGTCAGGTACTGCGTCTCGTCCACCGGCTGGCCGGTGCCGGCACCGCCGGCCGGAACGATGTAGCGGGCGGTGTAGGTGACGCACGCGGGCTCACCCTTGCGCGGGGTGACCTTCGGGCCACGCGTGATGAAGAGCTGACCGCCGATCTCCAGCCCGACCCGGTGCGCCTTCGCCTGCTTCAGCGCGTTCACGATGGCGTCCTGGCCCCGCCGACCCTCCACGTCGGTGCCACGGGCACCCTTGCGGGGGTCGATGAAGATCCGGCGCTCCGTGTCGCCGTTGTCGTCCTCCACGCCGCAGTCCACGGTGACCACCCAGTCGCAGATAGGCGCGTTGGGCTTGCCGCTGGCGTCGAAGGCGGACGAGGTGCGGACCGTCTTGCCGTCCGACGTGCGCTCGAAGAACATCGGCGCGCCGATGCCATCCGCTTCGTACTCCCGCTTCTGCTGGATGCGGAAGTCCACGATCTCGCCGCCGAACTCCTGGCCCTCGACCAGCGCGTGGTACGGCGCGAGACTGGTTCCGATCGCCATGGTGTTTCTCCTTCGTACGTGCCCCGTAGGGCCTGATGTAGGTGGTCGTCTCTCCGGCCTGTCACGCCTTGATCGGGCGGCGTCCCCTAGATCCAGTTTCCAGCACCGGGATAGGGCGTCTCCGTCGTCACCTGTGCGTTGTTGCCGACCGCGATCCGGGCGGGGATCGAACCCGCCACGCCCCTCCCGGTCCCCCAGGTTCGCGGCCTGGGTACTACGGGCTGGTCCCACCCTGGGACCGGATCTGCTTGCCGGGGTGACCGGGCGCGACCCCAGCTCCCCTACTCGCAAGACTTACTCTACACCATCACGCGCCATCATGCGCCAATTAGACGGTGGAAATCTGGCCGAGCTTCCGCTCCACCAGGGTCTGGTAAGCCGGAGTCCACGCGGCCTTGTCCCGGCCGCCGTCCGTCACCATCAGCCACACCGTCTTCAGCTCCTCCCGACTGGAGCAGGCGTTGATCCTGTCCTCAACGGTCGGCGTGCCGGTGCGGGCCGCCTCGATCGCCGGGTAAAGGGATCGGGGGTCGGCGGAGGCGGTCATGACCCCCGGAGCGGTATCCGTCCAGCCGCCCTCCTCCGAGGAGGCCACGGCCACTGGGACCGCCAGCTTGCGCACCTTGCGCCAGGTCCGGACCTGGTGGCACAGCTCCGCCGCCCGCATCCCCAGCTCGATGTCCACCGCGTGAAGGGTGGCCTTCGCCTGGCCGACCGGAAGATGGATCACCAGCGCCACGTTCTTGTCCAGCTCGGGCAGCGCGGTGTAGGTGCCCTCGTCGGCGTCGTCCACCATGGCGTCGGCGTGCGCGTAGAGAGCAAGCTGGATGGCAATCTCATTCCAGCCGTAGGTCAGGTCCCGGCCGGTCTTCAGGTCCACCACCACCCAGGTACCGGTCTTCAGCGTGATGCCGTCACCCAGGTCCAGGTCACGGGTGAGCTGGGCGATCCGGTCGAAGGTGCCCGCCACGCCGAACTTGGAGACCATCACGATGCGCTCGATGTGCTCCGGCGCGAAGCGGAGCCCGGCGTCCTGGATCAGGCGCGCGTAGGCGGCCACGTCCGGCACCCAGGGGGCGGGGACGTTCGGCTTCTCGCCCTTGTCCATCGCCTCCGTAAAGGCGTGTAGCGCGGTGCCCAGCGCCGCCGCCGACTTCGCGCCGGCGGCGTCCTTCGCCTGCTCCGCCACCTTGTTGAGCCCGTCCCGGTCCTCCAGCGGGAGGGCGGCGGCCATGGCGTAGAGGTCGGGGCGCATCGCCAGGCCCTTCACCGCCATCCGGAGGCCCCACTGGGAGAGGGTGAAGGTGTCGGAGATCGACTTGGCAAACGTCGTGGCCCGCGTGTGGCCGGTCAACTTACCCCCGGCGGCCACCCGGCCATGGTCCTTCAGGTACTCCAGGTCGGCCGGGGTAAAGCCCTTCAGCAGGTACCGGCCCCACCGGTCGCGCTTGACGCCGCCATCGTCCACAGCGTCGGTCTTGTTTCCGAAGATGCTCACGTATCGCTCCTCTGTGCCGGTGTCAACTCTTGTGAGTATCGTACACCACCCCAGCTCAGACAACAAAAGGCCCCCTCCGAAGAGGGGGCCGGTACTAGATCACCACTCGTAGCTACGCATCTAACCCACCTCCTTCGGCAAGTGCTTGTCGATCATCTTCGACGCGTAGTGCACGCTCAGGATCTCGCTGGCCTCCGCCTTCGTCGCCCCCTCCGGGAAGGTGATGCGAGCGCGCGCCGCCGCGCCGAGCTGGAGATCAGAGGGCTCCTCCTTCTTGCGCCGCCACTTCGCGCTCTTCTTGGCGATGCTGGGGTCAAGCTGAGTGGCGGCGTCCTCCGCCCAGGTCATGGCCGCCTCCAGCTCGAAGCCGGTCGCGCCGGCCAGGTAGCCACCGCCCCGGATCTCGTACTTCGAGCCGGACACCGAGGGGTGGAAGAGACCGTCCGGCGAAGGCCAGAGAAAGACCGTGCGCTCCCGCGTCGGGATGAACCAGACGCCCCGGTGCGTACGCATCCAGGCGGAGGAGGAGCGGTGGAAGAGGTCCACCATCTCGTGGCCCATGTCCCCGGCCAGCAGGCCCTTCGGGGGCTTCTCGTTGCGCTCCTTCGCCTCCCGGACGATCGCCTCAGCGATGGACTCCCCGTCCTTCGGCTTGGCCGTGGACAGGTCGGCCACGCTGCGAAGCGGGAGGCGGCCGGAGACGCCGACCACGTCCAGCACCAGCGCGCCCGTCTTGCCGGTGGCGAGGGAGGGGCGGAGCACCCGGCCGACCATCTGGACGTAGAGGGCGGTGGAGCTGGTGCACCGGCTGATCACGGCGACCTCCACCGCCGGGAGATCGAAGCCCTCCGTCAGCACCATGCAGGAGGCGATGTACTTCAGCTCCCCGTTGCGCACGGCGGCGTAGATCTCCGCCCGCTCCTCATCCGGCGTCGTCCCGACGACCACCCGGGTGGGAATGCCAGCCGCGCTCATCTCGTCAGCGAACGCATGCGCGGTGGCAACGGTCGGGGCGAAGAGGATGCCCGGCCGGATCGTGCCGTCCGGCCGGAGCCCATGCTCCCTCACCCCCTTGACGATCACCTCCCCGGCACCGGCGGCGATGAGCGCATCCCCCAGCGCGCCCTCCTGGTAGTCACCTCGGGACTTGGCGATCGTCGCCATGTCCATCCCGTCCACCGTGAGCTGGATGCCCTTCACGTCGGTCAGGAAGCCGTTGGTGATGCCGTAGAGGATGTCCTTCGAGTAGACGATCTCCTCCCAGACCGAGCCCAGGCCCTTGGAGTCGCCGCGCTCCATCGTCGCCGTGAAGCCGGCGGCCCGCGCGCCCCGGTCCGGCTCGAAGCACCCGAACCAGGTCAGGACGTTGAGGTAGGACTGGGCCGCCGCGTGGTGGCATTCATCGATGATGACCAGGTCCACCAGGTCGGCGGGCAGGGACTCCAGCCTGTTCTTCCGGCCGATCGTCGCCACCGACGCCACGATCACATCGCCGGAGGTCTCCTGGCGCGCGCCCTTGATAACGCCCACGGTCGCGCCGGGCGCGGCGTCGTGGACCTTCTGGACGGTCTGCTTGACCAGCTCATCGCGGTGCACCAGGACGATCGGCCGCTGGCCCGCCTCCACGGTGCGCTTGATCAGCTCCGCGAAGATGACCGTCTTGCCCATGCCGGTCGGCAGGATCACCGCCGGGCGCTTCAGGCCGCGCTCCCACGCCCCATAGAGGGCGGAGACGGTCTCCTCCTGGTACTTCCTCAGCTTCAGCGTCTTCACGATCGCCCCTCCAGAAACGCCCGGCCGATGTACTCGGTGTACGCCGGGGGAATGGCCTCCGTCAGTTCCTCGCGCACGTCCGTCCAGTCGATCCCGAGCGCGTGCTGCATCTCCGGCACGGTGGCCTTACCGCCGCCGTTACCGTACGCGGCCACGTAGTCACCCTGGTACCAGACACCGTGTCGCAGGCCGCGAACCCGGCCGGAGTGCTTGACGTGCCCAGGCTGCATGACCGCGAACCCGCTGATCTCAAAGTCCCGGTGACGGAAGACGCGGGGCGGCTCGATCGGGAACATGTCCATGCACAGGGTCAGGTCGCGCCGAATCAGGCCGCCGTGCCCGGCTGGTTGCTCGATCACGAACGGAATACCGGTGGCCTCCGCCAGGCGGCGGCCCTCAGGCACCAGCTGCACATGCTCGCGGCCCCAGCCCTTGGACTTGTTCGTGCCGGTGGTCAGAGTGGACGCGGCCTGGCAGGGCCAGGACATGTGGATCAAAGCCGGACGCGGCCAGCGAAAACGGGGTGCACCGATCGTCGAATGCCAATCGTGCGCGAGGTCCGCCAGAACAGCCAGTCCGTTCGCTTCGACGAAGTGATCTCCGCAGTAGTTCGGCCGGCTCACGATGTCCACCCCGAGCACCTCGAACCCGGCCCGCTGGTAGCCCTTGGCCGCACCGCCCGCGCAGCAGCAGATATCCAGCACCCACGGCTTCATCAGTTCTCACCCAGCGCCTTCGAGTGCACCGCGTCCAGCGCCGCCCGGTATGCGGCGAAGGGCTCGGAGGTGTTCCACAGCAGCGTCTCGAAGTGATCGATCATCGACTGAAAACCAGTGGTGCGGTACTGCGCGCCCTCCGCCTCCCAGGTGGCCTCCATGTCGCGCTGCTCCTGCTCCGTCCACGCCTCATTCAGGTCGTCGGTCATGTCGTGCTCCTTCAGTCGGTAGCTCTTGCAAAAGCAATGGTACGTCATGGAACGGAACGGCGCAACGTGGTACGATCAACGGCATGACGGAGTACGTGACGGTAGCCGAGACAGCGGCCATGACAGGCGTCAACCGGCACACGGTTGACAGGTGGGTGCGGGAGGGCAGGCTGGTGCGGTACAAGGTGCCGGGCCGGGTGTCCACCCGCTTCAAGCGGGCCGACGTGGAAGCGCTGAGCGCGCCGAAGCCGGACAAAGAAGGAGCGGCCGGGGCTCTCGCCACCGACCGCTCCTAGGCACTACCGACTAGCCCGAAGGGTACCAGGAAATGACCAGTTGGACCGATCTTCCTCTCATCCCGGAGCACGTGGACCTGCTCACTGAACAGGCCATCACTCCGGAGATCGCCCACCAGCGCGGTGTCCGCTCGATCACCACGCTGGACGACATGCCGGGGGAGTTCGCCGGGTACGGCGACAACGCCCTGCCGGGACTCCTCTTCCCCTGGACCGAGCCGGACGGCACCACCACCCCGCAGTTGAAGGTGCCGGACGGAAAGATCATCATCGACGGCCGGCCGGCGAAGTACCTGTGGCCGAAGGGCCGGGCCGCCGCGCTGGGCGTCATCCGGGACGTGCCGGCGGCGGCGAAGGCCATCCTGGTGGAGGGCACGAAGCAGGGCCTGGCCGCCGCCGCCTGGGCACCGGCGGAGTACGCGGTGTACGCCATCGGCGGTATCAGGATGTGGAGCCGGGCCGGGGTGCCCACCCACCACCTGGACGTGTTCGAGGGCGTGGAGGTCTACGTCTTCCCGGACGCCGACACCGCCACCAACCTGGACGTCTACACCGCCAGCGAGAAGCTGGCCGAAGAGCTGGAGCTGGCCGGGGCCGACGCTGTCTGGTTCCCCCGCACCGGCGGCGGCGCGAAGGCCGGGCTGGACGACATCCTGGGCGGCCGGAAGCCGGAGCAGCGCACCGCGTTCCTGGCCCGCGCCATCGACCGGGTGACCAAGCTGGCCCGTGGGCTGGGCAAGAAGCCCGCCGACGCCAAGCCGAAGCCGAAGAAGGGAAGCGGGAAGAAGGACCTGGTCCCGCTGTCGGCCGAGCGTGGCCGGATCGTCGTCAACGATGACCGGTACGAGGTGATCAACAACCTCACCGGCGCGCTGGTGGACCGCTGGGACCGCCAGCGGCTGTTCAACTACGGCGGAGTCATCGGCGCGCGCACCGGCGTCACCATGGCCCCGATCGATCGCCGGGCGTTCCTGGACATCATCCAGGAGACCACCCAGACGGTCAGCCGGATGCTGACCTCCGAGGGGGAGGTGGAAGACACCTTCGCCTGGCCGGACAACAACACGGTGGACGCGTCGCTGAGCCGGGCTGGGTCGTTCGCCCCGCTGGACCGGCTGGGGAAGGTCCCCTTCGTCCGGCCGGACGGCACCATCTGTGCCGCCAGCGGCTACGACGAGGGCACGCGCTCCTTCCTGGTGCTGGACGAGGCGCTGGAGGACCTGGACGTGCCGGAGGAGCCGACGCCGGAGCAGGTGAAGGCGGCGGTGTCGCTCTACCTGAACGACCTGCTGGTGGACTTCCCCTTCCCGACCGACGCCGACCGAGCCAACGCGCTGGCGACCCTGCTCACCCCGTTCATCCGGGCGCTGGTGCCGATCTCGCCGCTGGCGATCGTGGACGGGAAGGAGGCGGGCTCCGGGAAGAACCTCTTCGCGGACCTCATGGCGATCGTCTTCGAGGGGAAGGCCATCACCCCGTTGCCGTACTCCACGGACGACGCGGAGCAGCGGAAGGTGATCACGGCGGCCTTCCGGTCCGGCCAGTCCCTCTTCGTCTTCGATGAGGCGCACAAGATCGAAGGCCCCAGCTTCGCCAGGGCGCTGACCAGCATCACCTACCAGGACCGCATCCTGGGCGGCTCGGTGATGGCGGAGTTCCCGAATAACGTGACCTGGGTGTCCCTGGGCAACAACGTGGAGGTGCTGGGTGACATGTCCCGGCGCGCGTACCGGGTGCGCATGTCGTACGCCGGGGCGTCGCCGGAGATGAGGTCCGGCTTCAAGCACGACGACATCCGGGGCTGGGCGACGGAGCACCGGGCCGACCTCATCCGGGCCGCGCTGGTCATGGTCCGGAGCTGGTTCGCCGCCGGCCGGCCGATCGGGGCGGTGCCGTACCGGATGGGCTCCTTCGAGACGTGGCAGAAGGTCATCGCCGGGGTGCTCACGCACGCGGGGGTGGAGGGCTTCCTGGTCGGGATGAAGGAGTGGCGGTCGGAGAGCGACTTCACGCGCCAGCACTGGACGGAGTTCCTGGCCTGGGTGGGGGAGAACATGCGGGGCCGGGAGTTCACCGTGGGCCAGCTCACCGTCAAGATCAACGGCGGGGCCGACGTGCCGTTGCCGGTGGACATCCAGGACCCGGCCGCCCCCGGCTACAACCGCGTCCTAGGTATGGCCCTCAGGAAGCACCTGGTGGACCGCGTGCTGGACGGGCTGACGCTGGTAAAGCTGGACAAGAAGGGCCACGGCTCCGCCGCCATCTACCGGGTGGACGAGGTGCCAGCCGAGGGCGGAGGGGGTGGAGAGAGTGGAGACACCCTCCCTACTCAGCCCCATAGGGACTTTTCTTCTCTTTCCCCCACGCATGACGTTACGTGTGTTACGCGTGTAGGGGCGGAGCAGGAGCCCTCTCTCCGGTCTCTCCCTCTCTCCCTGACCGACCTTCTGAGCGCGGCCACCGGGCCGGAGCCGACGAAGTGCCGGGAGTGCCAGACCCAAAAGGTGCATTTCGGTAGCGCGGGCATCCTGACCGCGTGCCCGCAGTGCCACCCGGAGACGGTCTCTCCCCGCCGGGCGGTCTAGGTCTCTCCAGATGGTCCCTCCCACCCCCGGGAGGGACCTTCCTGGTGTACGATGTTCACAGCACTACCGACTGAAGGAGCGCCATGCAGATCTTCGCCACCGTTCTGGGCGGCCAGCCCGTCCAGATCAAGGCCCCCCGCGCCGGGGCGTTTGACCCCGTCGCCTTCCACGCCACCTTCCCGTCCGGCGGCGTCTACGGGCTGGACACCGAGTCCACCGCCTTCACGAAGTTGGCCCAGTGGGACCCGGACTTCCGGCTCCGCCTGGTCCAGATCGCCACGAAGGACACCGCCTACGTGCTGGACATGACCGACGTGCACCAGCAGACCGCCGCCCGCAACGTGCTGACCGACCAGGCCAACACCTTCATCTCCCACAACAACGTGGACGTGCTCAGCGCGGCGGTGCACCTGGACGCCGACATCACCCGGCGCAACTGGGACACGCTGGTCCTGGCGTCGATGGCCTTCACCGACCGGATGGCCGGGCGCGACTTGAAGACGCTGACCACCGAGCTGATCGGCCCGGAGCTGGAGGCGGCGGAGGCGGCGCTGGAGGCCCACTTCTACGAGCTTTACGCCGCCGCACATCCGGAGCTGGGCAAGCGGAAGGCGGCGAAGGACAAGGTCCAGCGATACGGCTGGGACACCGTCGCCAGTGACCACCCTGCCTACGTGCTTTACGCCGGCCTGGACGCCATCGCCGCCCACCACCTGGCGGAGAAGCTGGTCCCGCTGACCGGTGCCACCGCCACGCTGATCGAGACGGAGATGTGGCTGGCGGGGGAGGCCAACCGCATCCAGCTCCGGGGCTCGCTGGTGGACAAGGCGATGCTGGAGGAGCTGGCGGCGGAGGCCAACACCGCCGCCGGTGACGCGGAGGCCGCCATCCTGGACCTGACCGGCTTGAAGGCGCGCTCCCCCAAGCTGATCGGGTGGTTCGGTGAGCACGGTGCCGTCTGGGACGCCTGGGAGTCGATGGGCGGCGATCTCACCGACACCGGCAACCCCAGCCTGGCGAAGGACAACGCCAAGCTGCTGAGCCTCTTCGAGATGGATGAGGTCGGTGCCCGCGTGCGGGAGGCTTACCTGACCTTCAAGGCCCACCAGGACAAGGTGCTGAAGACCAACGCGGTCCGGGAGCACCTGGCCCCCGATGGCCGGGTCCACTCCACCCTGAAGACGATCGGCGCGGCGACCACCGCCCGGATGTCCTCCACCGACCCGAACATGCAGAACTTCTCCAAGGAGGACCCCCGCACCCGGGGCATGTTCGTGCCGGCCCCGGGCCACGTGCTCCTGTCGTGCGACTTCGACCAGGTGGAGCTTCGCGTGGTGGCGGCGCTGGCGGGGGAGCAGGTCATGATCAACGCGATCCTGGCCGGTGACGACCTCCACACGCTGTCGGCGGAGCGGATCAACCGGCCCCGGTCGATCGGCAAGATGGCGAACTTCCTCATCGTCTACGGCGGCGGCGGCCGGGCGCTGGCCTCCCAGGCACGCATCCCCCGGGACGATGCCGACGCCGCCGTGAGCGCGTGGCGGGCGGCGTATCCGGCCATCGCCTCCCTGAACCAGCGCATGATGGGCCTCACGTCGGAGATCCGGACGGTGTCCGGCCGGCGGCTGGAGGTCGGCAAGCTGAAGAACGGCGGAAGCCGGGCGTACGCGAACATCAACTACCTCATCCAGTCCTCCGCCCGGGACCTGCTGGTGGACGCGTGGCACCGATTCGCCACCGCCTACGGCCGGGCGGACATGGTCTGGATGCCGATCCACGATGAGCTGGTGCTGGAGGTGCCGGAGGAGCTGGTGGAGCAGGTGAGCCGGGAGATTGAGGAGTGCATGACCTTCGACTTCCTGGGCGTGCCGATCTCCGCCACCGCCGCCGTGCTGCGAGATGAGGCGGGGGTCTCCCGATGGGGCAAGTAGGGGACCGCTGGGAGTACGCCCGGCCGGTGCCGACGCCGGGCAAGGTGTGCAAGGAGGCCGGGCTGGACGTGGCGCACGCGAAGCGCCCGGCCCCGCACCCTGGCCCCCGGTGCGCCACGTGCCACCGTGCCTTCGGGAGGCGGCGTAAGAGGGCCGCTGGCGAGACGCGGACGCGGAGGGTCTACGGCATCACCGCCGAGGAGTACAAGGCCCTGTACGAGGCTCAGGGCGGGCGGTGCTACGGGTGCCGGAGGGCCACCGGGGCGTCGAAGGCGCTGGCGATCGACCACAACCACGCGTGCACCGCCGGACACCCCCCGAAGCAGGGGTGCCGGGAGTGCGTGCGGGGCCTGCTCTGCTCCACCTGTAACCGCTTCATCGGCCACCTCCGAGACTCTCCGGAGGCGTTCGAGAGGTTCGCGCAGTATCTTCGGGAGCCACCGGCGCAAGTCGTGCTGCGCCGTGTATGATGTACTCAGTCGGTAGGGCCTGAGGGGAGGGAGCGGACGATGGATGAGAGCGTGCGCTCCCTCCTCGAAGCACTGGGCGACGGAGCGACCCGGGAGCACGCCGAGCGTGCGCTCATGTGGTCCGGCACGAAGGTGGACCCGGCGCGGCTGGGCGGCCTCAGTGAGGTGGCGGCGCGCATCGGCCGACCGAAGAACGTGGTCTGCAACTGGATCACCCGAGGGACCTTCAGCTTCCCCCGGCCGATCGCTGAGCTGGCCGCCACGAAGATCTTCGACATGGACGCGATCGACGCCTGGGCCCAGGGCAACCCTGCGCTGGTGAATACTTCTAACCAGGGTGACAACGATGCCCAGGGGTAACGAGGACGACCGGCTGGACGGGCGCGACGGAGAGATCTGGCGCGCCTACGTCGGCGGCTCCACCCAGGAGGCCATCGCCTCCCGCTTCGGTATCTCGCAGTCCCGCGTCTCCCAGATCATCGCCGCCGTGCGCGCCAGCGTGCAGCCGGAGGAGAAGGAGCACCTGGTCCAGCGGGAGATTGACTTCCTGGACCAGCTCCGCGAACGCATGATGGCCGCCGTGGACGCGCCGCTCCCGCCGGCGTTCACCCAGTCCGGCAAGCTCCTCTACACGCCGGACGGCCACATCGTCCTGGACGACTCCTCCCGGCTGGCCGCCGTGGACCGCGCTGTGCGCTTGCATGAGCGCCTGTCGAAGCTGCTGGGCCTGGACGCCGCCCAGAAGCTGGACGTGACCACCACCGAAGCCGCACAGCAGCAGGCCGCGAAGCGCGCCGCTGAGGCCGCCGCCTACCTGGCCGAGGGGGAGTCGTGAGGGGCTTCCTCGCCTACCTGGCCTACGCCGCCGCCGTCTGGGTGCTCGGCATCCTCGCCATCGCAGTGATGGCCTCCGGCCCCTGGGTGCGGTAGTGCCGCGCTGGGATGACGCCTGGCACGCGCGCCTCAATCAGATCCTGGTGGACCTTCCCTTCCGCCCCCTGATCGAACAAGCCGAAGTCCGGCGCACCCTGGCCGCCGACCCCGTGGCCTTCGCCCTCATCTACCTGGACCACCACCTGAAGGGCAAGGAGACCGGGGACCGCATCACCTTCTCGGAGGTCCACTACGAGTGGGCCACGCGCGCCCTCGGGTGGCGTGAGCCGATGCCGGAGCCGATGGCCCGCCGGCACGGCGAGATCGCCCCGCGAGGGTGCGGCAAGTCCACCTGGTGGTTCCTCATCCTCCCCCTGTGGGCCGCCGCCAACGGCGTGAAGCGCTTCGCCGCCGCCTTCGCGGACACCGCCGCCCAGGCGGAGAACCACCTGGCGACGATGAAGCATGAGATGGGCACGAACCCGTTGCTCCGCAACGATTACCCCGACCTGTGCCAGCCCGCACGCGCCCAGTCCGGCACCACCGTGGCCGACAGGATGGGCAAGCTGAAGACGCGCTCCGGCTTCGTCTTCGCCGCCAAGGGCATCGACTCCTCCGCCCTCGGTATGAAGGACGGGGAGGTCCGGCCGGACCTGCTCATCCTGGACGACGTGGAGCCCGATGAGGCCAGCTACTCCCCGCTCCTGGCGGAGAAGCGGTTGGGCACGATCGTGGACGCCGTCTTCCCCCTCAACATCTACGCCGACGTAGTCATGGTCGGCACTGTCACCATGCCCGGCTCGGTCATGCACCAGATCGTCAAGGCCGCCCACGGCCAGGACGCGGAGCCCTGGGTGGCGGAGGAGAACATCCAGGGCCACCACTACCGGGCCATCGCGGTCAACGACGACGGGACCGAACGCTCCATCTGGCCGGCCAAATGGTCGCTGGCGTGGCTCCAGTCCCGCCGGCACACCCGGGAGTACGCGAAGAACTACGACAACGATCCGATGGCGAGGGACGGCGTCTACTGGACCCGGGATGACTTCCGCTATGGCACCCTGGCCGCCCGTACGCGCACGCTGCTGTGGATCGACCCCGCCGTCACCGCGAAGAAGACTTCCGACTTCACCGGCCTGGCGGTGGTCTCCTACTCCCCGACCGAGGGGAAGGTGGAGGTTCGGCACGCGGTTGGTGTTCGCCTCATCGGCGCGCCGCTGAAGCAGGCGGTGGCTCGGCTGGTCGGCCAGTTCCCGGAGATCACGCTGGTGGTGATCGAGACCAACCAGGGTGGTGATCTCTGGCCCGACGTGTTTGACAACCTCCCGGGCGTGCGGATCAAGACCACCACCTCCAGCGCCTCGAAGGAAGTCCGCTTCGCGGAGGCGCTACGCCACTACCAGGAAGGACGCGTGCTCCACAGCGCACGCATCCCTATCCTGGAGGAGCAGCAGGTGGCGTTCCCGCGCGGTCAGTACGACGACGTGGCCGACGCCGCCTGTGGCGGCATCCTCCGCTTCCTCTCCCCGCCGAAGGCCACCCACCGCGCTCCCACGGCGCGCGCGTACGTATAGGAGCACCGATGATTGAGGACGTGGTCCACGGCTGGGCGTCACTGGACGCCGCCGCACCCGGCTACCTGAAGGCGAAGCACTACTACGAGGGCGACGTGGACGAGGTCTTCTCCTCCGTCCGCATCCGGGCCGCCATCGCGGAGACCGGGCTGCGCTACCGCTTCAACCTGGCGAAGACCCCCGTGGAGACCCTGGCCGACCGGGTGGAGCTGGTGGCCGTCACCGCCCCCGACCAGGCGTCGATCTCCGAGAGGATCGAGGAGGTCTGGGACGCCAACGACATGGACGTGCACTACCCCGACCTCATCCTGCGGACCTTTGAGTTCGGGGACGGGTACCTGGGCGTGTTCCCGCTGGAGCAGGAGGACGACGAGGCCCAGGACGACCCGGAGGCGGTGGCCGCCGGGGTGGAGATCGTCTACCACTCCCCGCTCAACAACCGCATGATCTACGACCCGGAGAATGGCCGGCGCAAGCTGTTCTTCATCAAGCGGTGGCCGGTGTTCCGTCCCGGCGTCGAAGAGCCGCTGTGGCGCGTGGATCTCTGGTACCCCGACATGGTGGAGCGGTGGATCTCCAAGACCGGCGGCGACCTGAAGCGCGCCGAGGGCTGGCAGGAATACACCGAGCCGGACGAGGACGGAGCGGACTGGGAGCTGGTCAACCCGTTCGGGGAGATCCCCTTCTTCCACCACCGCAACGCCCTGCCGTACGGCAAGCCGGTCCACTTCGCCGCGTACGGGTGCCAGGACGCCATCAACAAGTCCCTGATCACCCAGCTCACCACCATGGACTCCCACGGCTTCCCCCAGCGGTACCGGCTCATCGACCAGGACTCGGCCACCGAGGGCGGCGCGCCCGGCCCGGACTTCCCGGACGACGCTGACGCCGCCACCGGCAACGGGAGCCTGGTCGGCGGGGAAGGCACCGGCCTCCGGGGCGGTCCCGGCACCATGCTGGAGCTGGTCGGGAAGGGCAGCGTCGGTCAGTTCCCGGCCGCCGATCCGACCGTGTTCCTGGACCCGGCGTCCTTCTACGTGCGGTTGATGGCCCAGCTCACCTCCACCCCGCTCCACTACTTCGACCCCTCCGGGGAGGTGCCGTCCGGCGAGAGCCTGAAGGTGGCCGACGCCCCGCTCACGAAGTCCGCCGAGCGTGCGCACGTCATGCTCCGGGGCACGATCGTGGAGACGTGGTCGTTCATCCTCCGCCTCCTGGGCGTCCAGGTGGACCGGCTGGACGTGCGCTGGGCTCCGGCCCAGGTCGCCACCGGCACCGACGACTGGAACGTCATCGAGACGAAGCAGCGCGCCGGCGTGCCCCAGCACCAGACGCTGGTGGAGGCCGGGTACGAGTCGGAGCAGGTCATGGCGTGGCTGGACCAGGAGGGGGAGGCCATGGACCTGGCGCGCCGCCTGGCGCTGCTCAACACCATGGCCGACGCCATCCAGAAGCTGGGGGCCGGCGTCGGCCTGGGCGTCATCGACGAGGCCACCGCCCAGCAGATCATCGCCCAGATCGTCCCCCAGACGATGCCCGCCCCCGGCACTGAGGAGGCTTCGTGACGGCACCGCTCCCGCCGGAGCTGACCGAGGAGCTGGAGGAGCAGGCGGTAGGGCTGGAGGAGGTGGCCGCCGCCCTGGTCGTCTCCACCCTGGCCGCTGAAACGGCGTCGGCGTCGGTGGAGATCCTGCGTGCGTTCGTCACCGCGCCCGGCTCCCTGGTCCGCAACGTGGTGCGCCGGGTCTTCGGCCGGATCGTCCCCCGCCTCCAGCCGCCCGCGCGCGACGCCGCCCGGGACGGTCTGGGGCTGGGGCTGGAGCAGGGGGAGCGCGTCGCCGCCGAACGGGGCGGCCGGGTCGGTGAGGTCGCCCCTCCCCGGGACGCCACGCTGATCGAGGTCATCTCCGGCATGGACGACCGGGCGCGCGCCACCCTGGATGACGCCGTCCGCATGGCGGAGGCGTTGCCGATGGAGACCCTGGACGATGTCAACCTGGTCCTGGCGAAGGGCCGGTCGGCGGTCAACGGCGCGCGCGGGGACGCCCGGTGGATCGTCAACCAGGCGCTGGGCGACGGGGTGGAGGAGGTCGCCCGTTCGCTGGGCTGGAACACCATGTGGGTGCCGGAGCGCGACGCGTGCTTGCACTGCTTGGCGTACGCCGGCTACGTGACCGCCCCCGGCCAGGAGTTCCCGGACGGGCTGACGTTCGGGGACCGCGCGCTGACCCTGCCGGTCGGCACGCATCCCCCACTCCACCCGAATTGCCGCTGCCGGGTAGAGCCGTACGACGGTCCGGCCGGGCCGCCGGACGTGACCGTCTCGACGCCGGATGTCGCTTCGGCGCTGGCGAAGGAGGCGCGTAGGTCGGTGCTGCGGGGCCTGACCCGGCACGCGTCGGAGCCCGCTGCTCTCCGGGCCGCCGATCGTCTGATCAAGGCGGGGGCCGCCCTCCCGAAGACGGTGGTGGCTCGGGCCAGGAGGGACGTGGAGCGCGGGAGATTCACCTCCCGTCCCACCGGGTTGTAACCTGTTCACATCACCCAGACCGTGACGGCTAGGAGGCCCACATGGCGAAAGAGGACGAGGCTCCCGAGACTGAGGAGACCGAAGACGACAACCTCCCCAAGGAGGGGGACGACCAGGAGGGCACCGAGGAGGCTCCTGAGACCGTCCTGGCCGAGAGGGACCGCCTGAAGACGACCTTCGCCAAGGTGAAGGAGGAGCGGACCAGGCTCCGCAAGGAGCTGGCCGAGCTGCGGAAGGGCAAGGAGGAGGAGCCTCCCCGGGAGGATGACCGTCTTGCCCGGGTGGCCGGCATCTCCGCGCTGACCGCCTCCGGCCTTACCCGCGCCCAGGCGAAGGTGGCCGTGCGCCTCCTGGACCTCTCCGGGGTGGAGGTGGACGAGGACGGGGACGCTGATCTGGAGGACGCGGTGGAGGAGCTGAAGGAGACCTTCCCCGGCCTCTTCGCCAAGGAGGCTCTGCCCTCTCGGCGTGACCGTCTCCCCTCCCGCACCCAGCGGGGAGACCGGGGAGGCTCCTCCCTCCCGAAGACGGACCGGACGACCGACGCCCTCCTGCGATCGGCGGGGTACCGGTGAAGGGCTTCAACCGGGCGGTGCTCACCCTCCTGATTCTGGCCGCCTTCATCGCGGTGGGCCTGTGCTGCGGGGCGTTCGTCTTCGCATGACTGGTCTCCGTCGCGCCGCCCTCCTGGTGGGAGTGGTCATCGTGACCGTTCTCGTCGGGACGGGCGGCGTGGCTCTTTGCATGATCGCTGGTATCCTCTACCCCAGGTAGCCCGTGAAGGGCGCTCACGACACCCTCCCGTGACGGGTGGTGCGGATCATTCATCCGGCCACAACCCAGGGAGGGAAGCGCGTGGCCCGCGAAACTTTCGAGGACTGGATTCCCGTCGAGACGGGCTCCACCGCCATCCAGGCACTGGTCCGCTCCAGCGTGATGGAGCGGCTGGCGCGTCCGGAGCCGATGGCCTCCGACACGAAGCAGGTGCCGCGTAGCGGTAACTTCGCCATCGCCGCCGTTGCCAAGGGCGCGGCGTACGGCGAGACCTCCGGCACCAACGACTACGTGGAGCTGATCGCCCGTAAGGCCGGTGGCATCCTGCGCGTGGCCGAGGAAGACCTCATGGATTCGTCCATTGACATCCTCACCACGAAGCGCAACGATGCCGCCCGCAACCTGGCGATCTTCTTCGACAACGCCACCCTGGCATCGTCCGCCGCCGCGAACGGCACCACCGTGCTCTACACGTCGGTGTACCGGGCGGTCCGCTCCAACGACACGAACGTCAGCTACACCGCCGACGCCAACTACCTGAGCGGTTCGGCCACGTACGCCAACCTCTCGGCCACGCTGGGCAAGCTGGAGGACTCGATCTGGTTCGATGAGTCGCAGCTTTTCATCGCGGCCAGCCCGGTCTTCAAGTCCGTCTTCCGCAACATCGTGGACGGCAACGGCCGGCCGATCTTCATCCCGAACGGCGGCGGCACCCAGGACGCCCCGCGTGACCTCCTCTTCGGGTACCCGGTGGAGTGGACCATGGGCGCGCGCGTCAGCGCGACCAACACCCAGGCCCCGACCGGTAACCCGCTGCTCATCGTCGGCAACCGGGACCTGGCGATCAAGGGCATGGCGAAGCTGACGCCGTACATCGCCACCCCCAACCCGGGCTTCGCGCTCCAGCGCGCCCGTGAGGGCGTCGGCTTCACCACCGATGAGGCGCTGCTGAAGGCGGCCATGCGCCGGGGCTTCGTCGTCGGTGCCCCGAACGCTTTCGCGGTCTTCGAGAAGACCTCCTGACATGGCCGCCCCGAAGAAGGCCGCCGCCAAGCCGGAGCTGGAGCCGGGCATGGACGGGTACGTCCCGGCCACCGCCAAGCTCTACGAGGACGACAAGGTGCGCGTGAAGCACGTCGGCCAGCTCGAAGGCAACGACGCGGTGGCGGCCCGCACCGGGCCGGACGCCAAGTCTGACGGGAAGTTCCGGGCGGAGTTCACGCTCTCCGGCCGGGACGCGAAGGACAATGAATCCAACGACGACATGCACCGGGCCAACCAGGTGGCGACGCTCCAGCGCGCGCTCAACCAGGGCGTCCACCCGAAGGGTGAGGCCGCGCTGGAGGGCACGCGCACGCTGGCGGACGGCTCGGTCGTCTTCACCTACGCGGTGAAGGGCGTGCCGGCGGACGAGGACGACGACCCGGCCGGGACGTTCACGCCCCGGAAGTCGATCGAGGAGATGGGCGGCTCCACGATCGAGTCGGCCCAGAACCCGGACGCCGAGGTCCCGCAGAAGTAGCGCTCCGGCCGGGGGCGGGGGTGGGCCTTCTACCCCCGGCCGGTCTTCTGCCAGATCAGCAGCAACTAGCAGCACATTGGGAGGTGCGGGATGAGCTGGGCCACCGAAGCCGAAGTCCTGGTGATGACCGGCCGCACCGTCTCCGCGTCCACGCTGGCGTCGGCCAGCTACGTCATCGAGATCTACGCCAACCGCACCGAGGACGCGTCGGCCGGGATGGGCCGCCGGGACCGCCAGTGGCTGCGGTCGGCCACCGCCTGGCAAGCGGCCTGGCAGGATCAGCAGCCCGGCTATGAGCAGCGGTCGGCGGTGGACTCCGTCACCCAGGACGGGTTCCAGGTCCAGCACGGCTCGGAGTGGGAGGTGACGCTGGCCCCGCTGGCGCGCCGCGCGCTCATGAACGTCTCCTGGGTGGGTAGCCGCACGCTGCGGATTCCGAGCGTGCGCGTCCCGCTGGGCCGGGGGGTGGAGGACTTCCTGCTGGAGTCCGGCGACGCCTACGACCGGTGGCACCCTTTGCCGGGGGTGAGCTGACCGTGCGCGCCGTGCCGACCGGGTACGTGGAGATCCTGCGGGGGGCGACCACCGACGACTACGGGGACCCGGTGGACGGGGACACGGTGGTTGGACGCGTGCTGGCGTCGGTGCTGGAGCAGCGCGTCCAGCCGACGACGGGGGCGGACGACCGGGTCCAGCAGGTCTACACGTACACCGGCCGGCTACCGCACGGCACCGACGTGCAAGAGGGGGACCGGTTGCGGGACACCGCGTCCGGCATGATCTACGTGATCGACAACATCAGCACCGTGAACAACCCGGTCCAGCGCAACGATGTGCGCCTGGACCTCCGGCGCGCGACCTGACCGGCGGGACAACCGCTGAGGGAGTGCACCGGCCCGAGCCCGAAGAGGGAGGGGACGATGGCAGGCATTCGCGTGCAGCTTGACGCGGACGGCGTGGCTCGGCTGACGGGTGACCTGGCGGAGCGCGTCATCGCTGACGTGACGGAGCAGGTCTACGACGATGCGCGCCGGATCGTCCCCGTGGACGAGGGTGACCTGAGAGAAAGTCTCGACTGGTCCGCCGAGGGTGAGCGCGGCGTGGTGACGGTCGGGACGGACCACTGGGAGTTCGTGGAGTACGGCACCCGGTACATGGACGCCCAGCCGTACATGCGGCCCGCGCTCTACCGGCGTCGGGTGGTGAAGCTGTGAGCTTCCACCCGACCACCGAGCTGGTGGCGGTCGCCTGGGTGAAGGCGGCGACCGGCTTCACCGGCGTGGCTACCGACATCCCGAGCGATAACAGCACGTGGAGCGCGTCGGGCTTCATCCAGGTCCAGGGCGTCGGCGGCACGCCGGACACCTACCTCCCGGTGGCCCGGCCGGTCGTCTCGCTGGACTTCTGGGCGGTGTCGCCCAACTCCTCCAAGCCCCCGTGGAACAAGGCCAACGCGCTGGCGGAGATGGTGCGGGCGGCGACCTACTCCCCCGGCCGGCCGGTGACGCTCCCGGCGGCGTACGCCGGCGCGCGCGTGATGAGCGCGCAGCTCCTGACCGAGCCCCGGCGCATCCGGGACGACAACGCCGACTTCGCGCACTTCCAGGCTGACCTCCAGATCAGTTGGGTGGAGATCTAGATGTGGGCCATGGAGGGGGCGGTGTCGGGGGAGCTGCTGAGCTTCGGCGGCCGGGCGCTGGTGGACGAGAGCCGGGAGGTGCTGGAGTGGCTTCTGCCGGTCGGTGGCTTCCGGCCGGTCCAGGTGCTGGGCGCTGACGTGCGGGAGCTGGGGGAGCGGCACGGCCGCCCGTTCATGCTGCTGAAGGACCACCCGGACTACGCCGGGATGGAGTGGCCGCCCCGGCGGTCTGATTTCCGATGAAGGAGGGCACGATGGGCGATTGGCCCAAAACGGTCCGGACGACCATCCAGCCCGACGTGGACTTGGAGGTCGGCCCGGAGGCGTTCCAGGAGCTGAAGGCACAGGGTCTTCTCCTCCCGGGGCACGAAGGGGAGTACGAGGGCGTGGTGCCCCAGCGGCGCGCGCCGAAGACCGACGCGAAGGAGGGCTGACCGGTGCCGGTCGTTGCCACCAACCTCATCCAGGGACCCGGCTACCTCTACGTCGGTGCCTTCGGTGCTACGGAGCCGGCCGACTCCGCGATCAACGCCACCCCCAGTGCGTCCACCTGGACGGATGTGGGTGGCACCCAGGATGGCGTCACGATCACCACGAACCCGGAGTGGGCCGAGCTGTCGGTGGACCAGGTGGTGGACGTGGTGGGCCGCCGCCTGACGAAGCGGGACATCCAGGTCGTCACCAACATGGCGGAGCCGACGCTGGAGAACTTCGCCATCGTCAACAACGGCGGCACGGTGACGGCGTCGGCGGCGTACAAGACGTACGACCCGACCAACGACGACGCCTCCACCCAGCCGAGCTACCGCGCGCTGCTCTTCGACGGGTACGCGCCTCAGACGGTGGCCGGGGTGACGATGCGCCGCCGCCTGGCGGTGCGGAAGGCCCTGTCGATCGAGAGCGTGGAGACCGCGTACAAGAAGGATGAGCAGACGCTCTACCCGGTGACGTTCGCGGCCCACTACGTCAGCTCGGTGATCCGCCCGTTCCGCTACGTGGACCAGCTCACCTAATCGGGAGGGGTGGGAGAGAGTGGAGACACCCTCCCTACTCCGCTCCATAGGGACTTTTCTTCTCTTTCCCCGTGCGTTACACGTTACGTGTGTTACGCGTGTAGGGCCGGAGCAGAGACCGTCTCTCCACTCTCTCCCTCTCTCCACCCCCTAACAGGAGGCCCAACATGCCGTTCGAGATCAAGACCGACGCGGAGACCACCCCGAACCTGGTCCGCCACGGGGTCGTCCCGCCGGAGACGTTCACCTATCCCCAGCCTGTGGACAACGCTGTGGAGGAGCCCGAGCCGGTGGCACCGGAGGGGAAGGTCTACCTCTTCTCCCTGGACGGGACGGACTACTTCCTCCCCGAGAA